TTTCTCTCTATATATACTGTATATAGTGTATGAATGATAATTGCAATACCTTTAGCAAATAAATATTACAGTATGTGCAAATTAATTTTAAATCGATCAAGAACGGATTAAGAAATATTTCATGCTAACGGCGTTAACGTGATTTTTATTTATGGCAGTATTTATGGCAGTATTTTTGGCATACTATTTTTAGGTATTTTTACCAATAAAATAAGGGCGAAACCGATTTTTGGCATTTTTGGCATATATGGCATGTACCCACTAATACACCCCCCCCCCTATTTTTACCCCCCCATACCTATACCTGTGGGGGAGAGGGGAGGGGTATGACAGTATGACAATAATAATAATAATATATATATATATATAATATACCTATAAGAATAAGGAGTATCAGTAAGATCATTTATGGCAGATTTGGTATATGCCAATAATATGACATAAATGCCATTAATCAAAAATCTACTGCTATTGATGGCGTAGGGGTTATAGTCTATGATTCCCTCCATACAGCTCACCACTGCAAGAAAGGTTGCATCAAATGGCAGACGCCAAAATTAAAAATCTAGTCGGTAGACCGAAGTTCGAGATCACCGATGAGGTTTTAGATAAAGTTCAAAATCTTATGACCAAGGGATTAACGAAAGAACAGGCCGCTGGAATGCTAGGCGTTTCACTTTCAACTTTCATGCTTCATCAGTCGCAAAATTCGGAATTTTCGGATGCTATTAAAAGAGGGCAGGCTCAAGGAATTGACGCCGTGACTAACGCTCTCTTTGAAAATGCCACTGTGGATCGCAACGTGCCGTCCATGATATTCTTCTTAAAGAACCGAGCAGGTTGGGTAGATAAGACAGAAACAAAAATTCATGAGGATAGAACTTTAACCCTCGACTTAACAAGGATTGGCACAGATGAACTCACAGCAATTGAACACGCTTTTATCAAATCTAACGCTGGAACAGGTCAGAGCCGAGAAATACCGCAGATCATTGAGGGAGTTTACGAAGGCGTCATGGGGGACGATTGAGCCGGGGGTTGAATTTAAAAACAACTGGCACATCGACGCAATATCTGATCACCTTCAAGCTGTAGTCGAGGGCGACATCAAACGCCTGATCATTAACGTACCGCCTCGCCATATGAAATCTATTAGCGTGGCTGTCGCTTTGCCAGCGTGGACGTGGGCGCACCAACCTCACAAAAAATTCTTATATGCATCCTATGCATCTAGTCTGTCGATCAGGGACAGCACCAAGTGCAGAAGGTTAATCGACAGTCCGTGGTATCAGGCGCACTTCGGCGATAAGTTTAATCTGACCGACGATCAAAACCAAAAGCAGAGATTTGAGAACGACAAGACAGGCTATCGAATCGCAACGTCAGTTGGTGGTGCGTTAACTGGTGATGGTGGTGACATAATTTGTATCGACGACCCACATAACTCTATTGAAGCAGACAGCTCTAAAGTGCGTGAGGGTGTGTTAGACTGGTGGGATCAGGCCATGCAGACACGGCTCAACGATCCTAAGACTGGTGCATTTATCATCATTATGCAAAGATTACACGAGCAGGATCTCACAGGCCACGTCTTGGCAAATCAACTTGGTGATGAGTGGGATCACCTAATGTTGCCTGCTCGGTACGAAGTAGGCGCTCCGAATCCGATGAAGTCGTCACTTGGGTTTACAGATCCACGCACCAAGGAAGGTGAGTTGCTGTGGCCTGATCGTATTGACGAGAAAACTTTATCAAACCTTGAGCGCAGTCTTGGATCATATGCCGCCGCTGGTCAATTACAGCAACGTCCATCTCCAAAGGGTGGCGGAATACTTAAAGCATCGTGGTGGGTTCCGTGGGATGGTGACCTCCCAGAAGTCGAATATGTTTTACAGTCATGGGATACAGCGTTCGAGGCCAAGGAAAGCTCTAGCTTTAGTGCTAGGACAACTTGGGGAGTGTTTCGTCACAAGGGCGCAATGTGCGCCATCGTTCTAGAATGTTGGTACGACAAGGTCAGCTACCCAGATTTACGAAAAATTGCACAGCAATCATATGACGATTGGGAGCCAGACGCTGTGTTGATCGAGAAGAAGGCGTCAGGTCAATCTTTACTACAAGATTTGCGTATGGCTGGTGTGCCTGTTGTAGCCTATTCACCTGACCGAGATAAGGAAGCTAGAGCGCATGCAAGCTCCGCTCTTTTAGAAGATGGAAGAATTTACTACCCATCTGATAGAAAATGGGCTAAAGATTTAATAGACATTTGCGCCGCATTTCCTGCACACCCAAATGATGACGTGGTGGATACATGCACACAGGCGTGGTTGCGATTGAGAAAAGGATGGTTCGTTGGGCATAGTGAAGACCCTGAAGATGACGAGCCAGTACAAACACAGAGGATGACAATGTATGGCTGATCCAAATATTATACCTTTTGCTGAAGGTGCGCCAAGCGATGATCTAATGATTGAGGAACTCGCAGATGGCGATGTCCTAATAGGTGACCCTGAATTAGATATGATGGATGAAGTCGATACGGCTCAGTTTGATATAAATCTAGCCGAAGCAATGGACGACAAAGAACTTGCACGAAAAGCGCAGGAGTTAGTTGGCTATTACGAAAACGATGAGCAGGCTCGATCTGAGTGGAAGGAACGCTACAAGGAAGGTCTTAAAACTCTTGACCCTGATGGCGGAATGCAGGAGAGCGAAGAAGAGCGAGCAACTCGCGGTCTGTCTGTCGTTGTCCACCCACTAATTGCTGAAGCCGCTACACAATTTAACGCCAAGGCAATCGCAGAGCTGTACCCATCAGGTGGCCCAGTTAAATCGGTTATCGTTGGTAGCCCAGACGAAGAGCTAGAGGAGCAAGGTCGCAGAGTTCGTGAATTTATGAATTACCAGATCACACAGGAAATGCCTGAGTATTTCCCTGATCTAGACCAAATGCTATTTCACCTGCCACTAATCGGTCACACCTTCAAGAAGGTTTGGTGGAACGTAAACATGGATCGTCAATGCTCTGACTTTGTTAAGGCTGAAGACTTCGTGGTCGCTCCAGAGAGTAAAGACTTATATACGTCACCACGCTACACGCACATTATCCGTATGCCAAAGAACGACTTCAATCGTTACGTCCAGAATGGATATTACCTGCCAACCAAATATGCTGGCGGAGATTCACTAGATCCATCTGAAGATGTGATTGGTGAAATCGAAGGCGTTGATCAGTACGATGATAGCAATGACGATGTAATGACACTGCTTGAAATGCACGTCTATGATTTGTTTGATGGGCTAGATGGCGAATCAGAGAATGACGATGATCGAGATGATAATGCAGTAGCACTGCCATATGTCATCACAATCGACTATGACAATCAAAACATTGTAAGTATTCGACGCAACTGGAAACAGGAAGACGAGCTAAAGCAACGCAGAGATTGGTTTGTATCTTACAAGTTTTTACCCGGTTTAGGTTTCTACGGCTTCGGTCTTTACCACATGATCGGTGGATTAGGTAAGGCGGCGACAGGATCACTTCGTGCATTGCTAGATAGCGCCGCGTTCTCAAACATGCAGGGTGGCTTTAAGTTGCGTGGTCGTGTCCAAGGCGGAGACATGCAGATTAACCCCGGTGAGTTTGTAGATATCGACAGCACAGTTGACGACATCAATAAAGCTATTATGCCATTGCCGTTTAAAGAGCCAAGTGGATCTCTGTTTAATTTGCTAGGCTTTATGGTTGAAGCTGGTCAGAGATTTGCAAGTACAGCCGACTTAAACGTTGGCGATGTTAATCCAAATGCACCAGTTGGATCAACAGTTGCACTAATCGAGCAGGGATCAAAGGCATTTAGCGCGATACACAAGAGACTACACTACGCGCAAGGCCAAGAGTTTAAACTACTTGCGGCTCTAAATGCTGAGAATCTACCTGACGAATTTACTTTCTCACAGGCTGGAGCTTCAGATACAATATATCGATCTGACTTTAATGATCGAATTGACATCATACCAGTAAGCGATCCAAACATATTCTCGACAGCCCAGCGCATTGCACAGGCACAAGCTGTGTTAGAAATGTCACGATCTGCGCCACAGTTCCATAATTTATATAATGCATACAAGCGCATGTATGAGGCGCTCAGAATACCAAACATCGACGAAATCTTAGAGAAGCCAGCGGAAGCTGTGCAGATGGATCCAGTTGATGAAAACATGAGCGTTATGTATGGCAAGCCAATCCGCGCATTCCCAGAGCAGGATCACGATGCACACATTGCGGTTCACATGCAGTTTATGCAAGACCCATCACTGGCAGGCAATCCAGCGGCACAAAAAACAATGGCTCCAGTTCTTATTGCTCACATTGCTGAACACATTGCATTGCTATATCGACAGCGTATGGAAGAAGGCATCAATATGGAAATGCCTCCACTGCCAGACTTCAAAGATCCTAAGTTTAAGTTCAATGATGTTGACCCAGAGATGGATCGCTTGATTAGCCAACGTGCGGCTCAAGTTGTTCAGGCTTCACCGCAGATGAAACAGATCGAAGCTATGAAGGGCATGATGGGAGGCCAGCAAGGTCAAGGCCAAGGCAATCCACTGCAAATGGCAACTGAACTTGCTAAACTTGAAACCGAGGCACTCAAGGCTCGAACACAAGCACAAATTCAGGCGGATCAGGCCAAGGCTAAATCTAACATCGAGATCAAGCAGGCTGAAGCGCGACAGGACATGGAAATTGAAATGGCGAAGGCACAAGCTGACATGCAGGCTAAGATTGTTAAACTAGAGGCGGAACTACAGCTTGAGCGAGAGAAAAACGCGGCTAAGATACAAATGGAGGCAATGAAGAATGTACCCACCATCATATAATTTGCCACCTATTAATCCTGCGGCTTTTGGCGGATTACCGCAAGAAAGACCACAGGGTGCGCCCCCACCGAACTCCCAAGGTGGGGGTCAGCAACCACCAATGGATATGAACAAATACCTAATGGATAAAGTGGCTGAGATTAAACGGCGTATGGGTGGAGGAGATATGGGTGCGTTAAGTTCTATTGCATCAGCTATGCCACAAGCTCCAACAAATCCACAGCCACAACCACAGCCACAACCAATGAGGGCGTAATGAAAGAAGAATACAGACCCAACGCTTTGCTTGACGCTTATGCGGATATAGACCTTACAGAATTTAACCTGCCTTTTTCTGGTGGTATCAATTACACCACTAGCCCTGATGGCTCTAGGGCAGAGATTGATCTCAACAAGACATTTAAAGGTAGAATGGGTTCAGTCACGCCATCAATTGGTTACACTGACGAAAGAAATTTAGGTTCTTTTGGGAACGCTAATGTTGACGATAGCGCCAATACTATTCGTGTGGGTGTGGATGGCCAGACATCTATAGGGCCAGTTGATCTGCAAGGATCGGCAATGGGAACAAGAACAAGATCAAATAGAAATGTTACTGATGCCGCCACAGGCGCAAGCCTTTTTAATGATTCAAACGTGGGTACATTTACCAAGATAGCAATTGCTGGCCAGATGGGAATGTTTAATGCCTCTGCGTCCCGCGAAAAAAGGTCTGGCTATGAACCAGATTATTATGGCAGTGTTGGAATTAATGTTGGTAATAATTCTCGTTTGCAGTATTCTGACAGCAACAGAGGCGATCCCACGGTTAATTTTAATTACAATCGGAAGTTTTAATAATGAACAAACTTTTCTCAACTATGAATATTAAATCTCCAGTCTTTATGTGTTTTGGGGGTGAAGGTGCTACGTCAGGTGGTAGTTCTGGTGATGGCAATAGAGGGTCTAGCTCTAACGTATCATCGTTTGCTACGTCTAACAGCGTAGACTTATCACCTGATAATCGTGATGATCCGTATGTAAGAGATAGTAGTGGTAGCGCTGTTAGAGATGGTAACGGCAACCCAGTAATGACTGGTAGGGGAGTACAGGCACGAACTAACCGTAATAACGATAACAGGGATTTAGCTACTCAAACACGGAATAGTCCTTTTGTGAATCCGACCACAATGGCATCTCAATTAAAGCCAGAAAGTCTTGAGCGTATTGCGAGAGAACGGACTTACAAAGCTCCTAATACGCAATCAAATTATTCTGACATTAAGGTTGATATATTAGGTCCATCGCCAATTAGCATGGAAAGAGATTTAGTAGGCGCGGCTCCTACTTCATCAATTAGCATGGAAAGAGATTTAGTAGGTGCGGCTCCTACTTCATCAATTGTAACTTCACCACGCCCACGAATGCGCCCATATAACTTAGGCGTCGATCCAGTATCTATGAATAGCGGTGTCGGCGTACTTGGTAATGTTGCTAACGCTCCTACATTTGCGACGAGTACAGCAGATTATACTGGCCTTGAGAGAACATATAATACACAGGCAGAGGAAACCGCTAACTTCTTTACACCGAATGATGGCGCGTCATACGTTCGTGGTCAGCTTGTCGATGATGCGACAGGTCAGCCAATAAGAGCTGGTGGCATGACATCTTCTAAACGTAAAATTGGTGGCTATATGGATGATGTGAAAAACAATCTTGAAAACTTCCGTGGCCTTGGTGGAGCGCCAATATTAAATTCAAGCAGAGAAACATTTGCCAATATGATAACACCGGGAGATAATGCCGCTTATGTAAATGGTCAGTTAATCAACACTTTAACTGGTGAATCTCTACAAGGTGGTGGTTATACTATTGACCCTGTGACTAAGAAAAAAGATTACATCTACGGCGTATCTGATGACTACAGCAACAACCTACAAGTTGATACAACTGGAATGACTGATATTGAGGCGCAATCCGCAATAGCAAATCAAGTAATGCGGAGAAACATTGCGCCGAGTGACTCAGCATATTTTGGGTCATTTATACCGAGTATAATCTCTCCAATGTTTGGCGGTGAAATAGGTGAGCAGATGTTGGAAGGTGGAATTAAAGGTAGAAATTCAATTGTAGATAAACATACTGCGGCTTTGGAAGCTGGAGCTAGGCCAGTATACAACGAAAAAAATGAGTACGTTGGATATGATGCAGGGCAAGGCACTGTAGATTATGATCTAAATAGTTATGAAAGACAATCTACACTTCCTACTGACCAAGATACTACTCGTATGGGTGGAGATGACGATATCAATGACCAAGTTCGGGAGGCGCGGCGGAACCCAAAAGGAAACCCAGAAGAAAACCCAGACGTAAATCCAGACGCAGAAGCAGACGCGTTGGCTATTTCCATTCAGAAATTTTATGCATCCCAGTTTTATAGAGATCTTATAGCTGATGATAGCAGTAGGCGTGGTATTCAGGATATGTATGATAGCGAGTATTTTGGTAGTGTTGGATCTAGTACATTTGGAAAAGCGCAAGATAGAGCATATGAAGCATTTTTAGCGGCTTGAAACAGAATAAAAATAATAGGAGGCTAACGCCATGAACGAAATGACAGACAACCCAGACTACCGATTGGTTATGGACTTTTTACAAAGTATTAACCCCGGTGATATGGATGAAGAATCCGCTGAACAACTTATGCAAATTGGTCAGCGCATCGAAGGTGGTGGACAACTTAGCGACCAAGAACGCGAGATGTTTATGAGCGTAGTTGGAGCAATGCCAATGAATCCCGGATCAGCAGTTCGTGAGGGCGAAATGGGTCAAATGGGTGGGATGCCAATGGATCCCGGATCAGCAGTTCGCTTTTCTGAGATGGCTCCCGTACCAATGCACACAGCCCCTTCCAGAGCAATGACAGTTCCTATGGCAACCACGCAAGGTGGGCCAATGAATATGCAAGAGATGATTGACGCAGGTATAATTTCACCAAAACGCCCACAGACACGTCCAACTGCACAAATGGAATCACCACGTCCACGAATGCGCCCAGAAGGATTAGGAATGCAATCACCACGTCCACGAATGCGCCCAGATAACTTAGGAGGTTAATATGGCTGAAGTAAATGTAGAAAACATGGAAGAAAACGCAGACCTATTTATGGAAAAAATGGGCTTTGCACACACATCTGATGGCCTTGATATGAGTGACGAGCAGTTGGTTAATTTCCTACTGTTATGCCACCATACAATGGTAGGAATTGACGATGAAGATGGTATGTATGACGATGATGAAATGTACGAAGATGACAGTGAGATGATGGAAATGCCACACGGCAAAGACATTAAAGTCAAGGTTATGTCAGGCGGAAACGTACATGAGATGATGAATAAACTTCTAGGAGGTTAAAATGCCATACAACAAATACTCCCCAAAGCAAAAGAAACTGGCGGCAGTCGCAGGTAATAAAAAGAAAATTACTGGCGCTGACTTAAAGGCTCTCGCAAAGCGTAAGAAGAAGAAAAAGTAATGGCTGAAGAAACCATCCAAGGAGGCACTGCGGATCAGTGGGCTGAGTATGCAAAAAGCCTTGCAGTAGACATCCCTGAGATCACTTGGAAGGACGTAGGCAATGTCGCCTTAGACTTCACGCCTATTATTGGCGACATCAAGGGTGGTTACGAAACCGTTAAGATGATTGGCGATGAACTAGACAAGGACGATCCTAATTACAAGTTAATTGGTATTCTTGGTGGCATGGGGGCTGTAGCTACTATTATTGGTTTGGTTCCCGGTGCTGGTGATTTTGCTAAAAAAGCCATTATGTCAGGAGCAAGAAGTGTTGCTGATAGTGCTTCTAATTTAGGCAAGGGTGCGCTTGATTTAGCCCAGCGCGTCGAGGTTGACCCGAATACGCTAGGATCTTTTGGTGGCAATATATTTTCTGGTAAAGCAGGTGAAAAAGTAACTGATACTACAGGTAATAGGATTGGGTCTTTAGCTCCTATTGACGATCTTATAGAATCTTTAAAAATTAAATCTAAACAAATGGAATTAAAGCCAATTGATAGAATACAGTCAGATGTAGGAGGAGCAAAATTTCTTGATCGTGATTATCAAACTCCTGCACCAAGTGGAGCTTTTAAAGACTTGTCTGGTAGATATCCTAGAAATCCAGATATTAATGCTACTTTGCCTAAAAATGATAGATCTAGAATTTTAATAGATAGACGCGAAGAAATTTCTAGTGCTTTGGCAAAAAAAATTGAAGCCACAGGACAAATGGGTTTAGATACTAGATATTTTTACCATACTGACGGCCCTATTTACAGAGGGGCAAGAAAAGCAGGGCTTACTGATGCTGAAGCTAAATCTTATTTGTCAGAATTAAGTAATACTGTTGCCGCTACTAGCCCAAGAACAAAAGTTGAAGAAAACTTGCGAAATGCAACATTAGTAATGGCAAAAAGAGAGCAAGGCATTCCGTTCAGAGAAGTTATTGGGCCGGGAACATTAAGGCCAGATGGAACAAAGGGAATTAGTGAAAAAGGTTATCCTATGATGACTGCCAAAGGTGGTATTCACGGAGGTTTATTGGATGATGTCATAGAGACAGGCACGATGGATGTTGCGAGAAATCCAAAGCCTTCTAATTTTGGTGCAAATTTATTAGGGAATAGAAGTGGAGTTACAGTTGATACTCACGCTATTCGAGGCACACTTATGACTTTAAATGATATTGAAGCTGGATTAGTTCCAGAAGGTTTTATATTGCCTAAATTTAGAAAGCAATATGTAGAAGATCCTAGTGTATTAACTCCAGACATGATTGATGATACACTAGCCTCTCAAATGACTGGCCCAAAAGGAAATACAAAAAAATTACAAACTGAATACCCAATATTTGCTGATATTTGGCATGACGCGGCTGATAAACTTGGAGTTTCACCTGCGGAAGCTCAGTCGATGGGTTGGTTT